ATGTGTGGAAGATTGAGTCAGTACCGAGGCATACACGACTTTGTCGAAACCCTGAGCCTGCCAGAGGCCTGGCGGAACAACGTCGGCGACCAGCCACTTGGCCGGTACAACGTTGCGCCGACCACGCCGGTGGCAGTGCTGCGAGTGGATGAAGCAGGCCCGCGGGCGGACCTGGTGAGATGGGGCTGGCGGCCGCATTGGGCGACCGACCGTGCCGCGCCGATCAACGCCAGGGTCGAAAAGGTGGCACACGGCCCCTTCTTCCGGGCGATCTGGCCGCACCGAGGCATAACGCCGATCGACGGCTGGTATGAATGGGTCGATGAAGGCGGACCGAAGAAACAGCCGTACTACATCCGACGCCGGGACGGGCGCCCTTCCCTTTGCGCCAGCATCGGCCAGTTCGCTGGCAGCGAGCATGATGGGTTCGTCATCATTACGGCCGATGCTCAGGGCGGAATGGTGGATGTGCACGACCGCAGGCCAGTGGTTTTGGCCCCAGACCTTGCGCGTGAGTGGATGCAAACCGCGATGCCCGGGGAACAGGCCGAGCAGATGGTGCTGAACCTGGGTGAGCCAGCCGAGGCCTTCGAGTGGTATCGAGTGAGCACAGCCATTGGCAATGTGCGCAACCAAGGCGCCGAGCTGAAAGAGCCGCTTCAGTGAAGCGGTAGTAGACCATGCCGGCCCAAGTACCGGTAGCGCAACATCATCGACCACTGATGTGCAGGGTTTCGACTCGGGGACCGGGTCGACTTGGAACCCGCGCAGCACGACGATTGGTAACACCACCGTCCACAATGGCACTTGCGCAAGCGGTTACTGTTGAAATGGCTCGACTCGACGAACAGGGAATACCGTTATCAACAGCTGCGCAGATTCGCAGGTGGTCGACCTGCCCGTGGTTGCGGTGGGTCCGATCAGACCTCGGCGAACTCACCTGGCAGCACAAGCTCCGCTTTTTTGACTTTCCACGTACTGTTCAGCCATAACCTTCCCTTCGAGAATGGCTTCTGTCGAAGAGGAGAAGGGTCGACTCACACGCAGGGTTCGCGCCGTTGCGCCCGGCTTCCCTACCTCGACCAACATCCCCGTGGGAAATTCGACGCTCGACTCCCACAGCACGTAAATCGATGCCTGGTAACCAAGGTAGGCATGCACGTAAAGGTCATGACTGGTGGACTGAAGGCTCATCACTTTCTCCAACTGGGCGCCTCAATGCGCTTTTGATGGAGATACGACTCAAGCGATCTGACGAGCGTTCCGTTTTCCCTGCATCGTTATCCGTGAAGACGCGAGCCTCTGCGCGGGAGTGGTTCAGGCCCTGGTGCTTTGGGCGCAGGAAACGCCTTGGCGACCCAGTCGTGAGCACGCTCGAGCGCCCAGGCCATCGCCGCGGACAGTTTCTGTCCACGGCAGTCAGGGTGTACCTCTTCGAGCAAGAGCACGCCTTTTTTCCCGTAGATACCCAGGAAAAGTTGAGTGACGTTTTCAAGTGAGAGTCGGGCTTGGATGTTGATTAAAGTGCCGCAGGGAAGGCGCTCATCGTAGTTGCGGGAATGCAACGCAGAATTGGCCCATTCCCAATAGATTTTGCCGCGATTACGCATGGAACGGACCTTGAACTCATATTCTTGACTGGAGAGACAGAATACACAGCTGTTCCAATGAATCCACTGCTGAAGGTGTGTGTTACATTTTTTTACAGCTGCTTTTCATTTAACAGCCGTGATCGCCCCCTCCTTCAAGCGCCGCGCGATCAGCGCACGGTCGCTCAAGGAAAGTGGCTACGGTGTTCCGCTAGGCGAGCGCCATGAATTACCGGCGGATGGACCACCTGGCCTAGCGGACAGGCAACCTGGCGCATGACGCATCACGTTCCGCAGCCTTGGCGTCGGTATCGGCCTTGGAGTTCCATCGGTTCATTGCATGTGCTCGGATGGCTCATGCGTCGCTGCAAACACGAGATGCTGGTGGAGAGCCCTCAATCGAGAGCAAGATAACCGTGCCCAAGCGATGGGCAAGGTTTTCTGGCCGTCTTTCGACACAGGAGTGACCATGAAAGAACACCATTACGCTGTCACCGTAAATTGGATAGGTAACACGGGTGAAGGTACTGCCAGTTATACGGCGTACCAGAGAGACTTCAACGTGGAGGCTCCAGGCAAGGCACCTATCCTTGGCTCTGCCGACCCCGCCTTTCGCGGGAACCCTGAACGCTGGAACCCTGAAGACATGTTGCTGGCCTCGATCTCGGCCTGCCACAAGCTTTGGTATCTTCATCTGTGCGCAGTCAACAGCGTGAACGTCCTGGAATATGTCGACTACCCGGTGGGCCGGATGCTTGAAGGGGATGGCCAGCGCAAGGGCCATTTCAAAGACGCTGAGTTAAGGCCTCAGGTCATTATCAGCAGCCAGTCTGATCTGGATCTTGCAAGACGCCTGCATGACGATGCTCACCACGAATGTTTTATTGCCAACTCAGTCAACTTCCCTATCAGATGCAGTGCTGTTATCAAGCATCAGGACTAGATGTTCTGAATACAACTGCATCCGTTGTTTAACAATGGCTTCTAATCGACGCTATCAATAGAAGGGGGGGACACTCTTTCACTAGAGGCCGATAAAGGGCGAAAGCTGATAATCACGACCGACCGCGATCAATCCAAAGCGAAAACCTGACCAGACGAAAACCAAGCATCATCGGGTGGTCCTGTTAAACGAGCGCGCATTGAACGCCTTCAACCATGCCCAGCCAATCGCTACCCTTCGCCGCATGGCGTCCAAGTCGGCCCACCCGACTAGCCCCTTCGTGTTCCAACCTAGCAAAGGTGGGCTGTGGATCAACGAGCCAAGTGTTACAATCCGCCCCTTCAAATCGGCGCTGAAGGCGCTGAACATCCGTGAACGCCGTCAGTACGACACCCGCCACACCTACGCCACCCTATGCCTGATGCCTGGGATGAACCCCGCGTTCATCGCGAGCCAGCTTGGCCACAGCGTCGAGATGTTGCTCTCTACCTACGCGAAATGGATCAGCTCCTCCTCGGACTGGAGGGAGCTGGAGAAGCTGACGCCCCGAGTCGAATTGGTCCAACATTGGCCCAAGACTGACCACAGGGCCTAAATACACCTCTGGAACCCCCGCAGGACAAGCACTTGATTTCTACCGCTAACATCACCATGCGCTATGCAATGGGGTTTAGCTGGTGGAGATGAGTAGGTTTTACTGGCTGAAACTCCCCTCTATCCCCCACCAAAACGCACCGGTTGGTTCGCGAATTGGTCCGGCGCTGATCTAGGACCTTCCATACCGATCACGCATAACGCTCACCGACACCGAGCGAAATCAACGGATTTGCAATCCGATCCAAGGATTGCCTATTCATGCAGCCTAGGCTAGAAAATCAGTTCCAAAACGAATCTAGGCTCACCCGGCTGTAAGCCGCATTCTACAAAGGTCACCAATTTAGTTTTGGAACCTATTTTGCCAAGTGAAACGAGAAGCTGTCGGCAGCTTTAGACAGATTCAACACCCCCATTACGCGCTCTGCCGACGACGCCCCGTCCTGACTCGTCACTATCCCATCTATTCGCAATCTCGTAACTGAACAAGCCGATGTGGAATTCCAATAAAAACAGAGCTCTATATAGGCAGTGGATCCTGCCCCCAACGAAGTGCCAACCCGACCTCCCTGAAATTTGGACTTATCTAGCTGGCAGTTTGATTCTCTTTAAGCTTTGAAATTACTTTATGATTATTGCCATAAGATCGCATCGAAAAGTAGCTCAGATGTTCCTGACGATAAACCATAGAATCATCGAGGTTATCGAATAACGAAAAGCGGTCTACATAGACAGTGAACTTTGAGCCTTGAGGTGTTAAGCAGTTATAAAATAGCATTTTCAGCTCATAGCTAGAAAGAAGTGACCTCACCAATATCGCAAAATCTTCCTTCTTAGGATGATCTGATTGCTCGATAATTCGAAACAACGAATAAAGGCTCCTAAAGTAAAGCCCTAAATCGGCCCCGTGCTCCTTAAAGACTTGATTATAAGCAAATACATGAGGATCCAATTTAGCCGGAATACTGGCGTACTGCCAATATCTGCTCCGTATGTATCTATCCCAAAACCTAAAGCAGTCCCTTCCCTGGGCAATAACAGCATAGTTCTTCGTATTATGTAAATCGAAATTTCTTACTATTTCTTGCTGATGGTTCAACATGCTATAAAACTGAGACTCGAATGCTTGGTGAGCGATTTGCAGCCTAGTAGCAGCAAGGTCTTTACGCTGAAACAGCAAAGTTAACAGTACCCCTGAGAAAGCAAGCCCTGAGAACAAAGCATTAAGTGTCCCAAAGCTATCTCCAAACTCACCCTCTCGAATCGAACCGGGAATATCTACCAACCTTACATTCCACAGCAAAAAAACAGAATACAATAAATAACCCAGCAGAACAAACAAAATAACTGCAAGCATCCACCCGCGCACAGGAAGCTTGTTAACTAAGCCGCCCACAACCAAGAACAAGGATCGCACAAGAACAAGAAAAGAAAACAAAAAAATGAAATATGACCATACAGGAAAATCAGAAAACGATAGACCTAAAAAACCATAATCAATAATTTCAACCTCACTTAAGCCACCGACCCCATAACTGAACTCACTGCCGCCCACCTGAATATCAAACCAGCTCACACAGCCTCCATGGACTAACAACTAAGATATGGATCTTAAACCGCCCCAACCTAAACCCAAGACAAATACAATCTAACCTAGCACTAAACAGTTAGCGGCACGAATTCTGATAATCTAGTATTCATTAATACCTCAGCGAATCACCAGTCAGCCGTTGATATATTATGAATCATCCTGGCGGCATCATTGCATCGTACTCCCGTTCGCACTGTTGGCCGGCGATTTTGGCGCGGTCAAGCGCTTCTGCCAACTCTCGATTCGTGTCGACAGACCTTCGGAGCAGGTCGGAAAGCACCATCGCGGCACCGGTGGCTGTCTGGCCTCTGGCGACAGCGGCGGCATCCGGGCCGGGGCAACTGACAGTGGCAGCGAGCTTGCCGGCTGCGTCGCGCAGCCGCTGGCCAGCAGCATTGGCACTAGAAGCGCCAGCACCAGCAATCGTTCGTTCTTCCTGAGCATGGGCTCTAGCCTCCTCCTGCGCCGTGGCGCGTCGTTGTTCCTCCTGCCGGGCACCCCGCTCGCCTATTACCTCAGCCAGGCGGTCACCATTGTTACGTTCCGCCATAGCCGTTGCGGCGTCGGCACGCTCTACCGATCGGCCGTGCTGATATGCCATCCAGTATGACGCAAACACCATCAGCAGTGCTGTCAACCGCCACGATAAAGCGTTCATACACTCAGCACCTTGCGCGCCCGCTCCCACAGTACTAGGCGGTCGGCTTGGCCGTTGAGGCCGCCATTGATTTTGCGGGTGATGCCGGCGAAGTCGCCTCGATCCGCCAGGGGGTTTAGGCCCTTCTGCTGCCAGAACCATGCGGCCGAGGCGGCGGCGTGGTGTGGCAGCTCCAACAGCTCAGGGTGATTGATCAGGTCGAGGCCCAACGCCTCGCCACAGCGCCGGTAGTTGTCCAGGCCGGTGATCTGGATCAGGCCCCGCCCCCGGTACTTCTGCCCGTCGCCGTCGGCCGCCGGCGTGTTGCCCAGACGCGTCGCGAGCTTGCCCGTGTCGTACTTGGCCAGGTAGCTGTCGCTGCCCAGCTCGCGCACAAAGCGCAGCTGGCCGGACTCATGCCCAACCTGGGCGATAAACGCCGCCTGCCTGGCTGGCGTGACGATGCCGAACCGCCCCATGGCGGCGTTGAGGACGGGTGCAAAAACGCCGGCTTTCGGGCCGGCGTTCGGGAGGATCTGCTGCAGTTGCTGTATGGATAGTGCCATTGCTTGCTCCAGTGGTGGCCGCGCGCGGCCGTAGGGTTAAAGCTGCTCAACCTTGAGCGGCTTGGTGTCTTTCTGTTTCTTGCCCGAGGCCTTGGCTTTGCCCTTCTTGCCGCCGTTGCATTCCACCGCGGTGGTCCAACCGTTGGCGGTAAACACCTGCTCGACGCTGTCCACCAGGTACTCGCCATCGAGCCCGACCTTGAAGCCCTGGGCGCTGATTGAGCATTCGGCAAACAGGTCAGTCCGCCCGGCCATTTCCAAGCGCACGCCGGCGGTGCTGCGATTGAACGCGGCCAGCCGGGCCTTGGCGGCCTGCGTAGCGGCGGTCTTGTTGGGGTAGATATGGCGGTCGGTGTGTACCGGGGGCAGGCCATCGGGCGACTCGCCGTTGTCCAGCTCGACCACCCTCAAGGCGCCGGTTTTCTGGTCTTGGTGCTGGGTCTTCACCGCCTTTTGGGTGCTGCGGTCACCGAGGCGGAACTGGTAGCGGGCAACGTCCGTCTTGTTGATGGTGATGACCTGCAGTGACTTTCCGGTCGTGCTTTTACCGCCTTGCCGGGGCATCACCAGCAGATTGCCCTCGGCCACCTTGGCGGTGCTGTCGTACTGCCGCGCCAGGCGCGTGATGAAGTTAAAGTCGGACTCGTTGCGCTGGTCGACGCGCTCGACCTTCGTTGTCACCGGGCACACCGGCTCCCAGCCGTTTCGCTTGGCAACCTCGGTGACGATCTGCGACAGCGGCACATTCTCCCAACTGCCGCTGCGCACGGTCTTGCCACTGCCGCGCATGTCGCTGGCCTTGCCGCGAATGGTCATTTCGTCCGGCGGCCCGCTCAGTTGCACCTCGTCGACCGTATAGGCGCCCATGCGCTTTAGGGGCTGGCCCTCATAGCCCAGCAGGACCTCCACCCGGCCGCCCCGCGCGGGCAGCGCAACAGCTTGGTCGCGGTCGTCAATGCGCAGCTCGAATTCGTCCGACTCCATGCCGGGCTTGTCCGAGATGCGCAGCAGCAACAGGCGGTCATTGATCAGCGCTGTAATGTCGTTGCCATCCGCAATGATGCGATAGGTGGGTTTCATGCTTGCTCCAGGAACGAAAAACCCCGCACAGGGCGGGGTTCGTTACGCGTAACGCCGGGCGAGCGCCGGCGCAGAAATGAAAAACCCCGCAAGGCGGGGCTTTGTGTTGCTAGTTGCTTATCGGCACCAGAGACAAAGCGTCAGGCTCCACCTTGATGACGCTGCCACAGGTCGGACACGCAAAAACATCGTCCCGCTTAGGGTCGATGGGCAGGCACTTGGTACAGGCCGGGCAGTCGCCCTCCACCATCAGCGGGCGCGGACCAAAGGTTTTCCAAAGCATCAGGCCAAAGATTCCTACGGCCATGGCCCAGCCTATGATCGGGATGAAGCACAGCCCCACCGCAACCACAGTCCCAAACAGCAGCCAGTTTGACCGCCGGTTAATCTCGCTCCACCAGCCAGGCTTGTAGCGTCTCAGCTCAGTTGAATTAGCCATCGTTCCCTCAGCTCCATGCAAGTGAGCGCGATGGTATGGGCCGCGACCAAACAGGGCAACTTGCCATCATGCGAACAGCTGCAGCAGCTCCACCGCCGGCGCCGACAAGTCGGGCAGGAGGATCAGCAGGCCGGCGCGGTACGGCTGCGCCTCCCTGGCCAGATCCGGGTTGGCCTCCAGCACGGCCTCGACCGTGCCGTAGAGGCTGCCGTAATGGTGCTGGCAGATCACATCGAGCAAGTCGCCGTCAGACGTTCTGCAGGTCGTTGCCATAGCTCACAAACTCCAGGGTAAAACCTTGTTTTCGGGGGATGCCGCCGGACAGCAGGTGGCTTTGTTCCTCGTCCACGTTCACCAGGCACCAGTCGCCCAGCACCTCGCCGTAACCGGTGACCAGCTTCAACGCCTGCAGGTTGCGGCCGATGCTGCGCAGTACGCCCAGCTGCTTAATGCCGCCCTTGTGGTGAGGGAAGATCGCGCCCTTGAGTGTGATCTTTTCCTCACCCAGCCCGACGGCCTGCTGCGCCACACTACGGCGCAGACGCTCTTGGCCGGCCCAGCGGTATGTCGCCTGCCGGCGCAGCTCGTCAAAGGCCGCCGTGTCCAGGTTGAAGTAATACGGCTGCTTTTTCGGGTCATGCGGCTGGATGATCAGCAGGTGCGGGAACGGCGCGACCGCCTGGGGCAGTGGCGTGGCCGAGCCCAACAGCCCGCCCGTGGGCAGGACATTGGACAGTGACGGACTTACCAGCCCCGCCACCCGTCCGGCCTCGGCCGTGACCTTGGCCGCCATCGTCTTGAACATGCCCAAGCGTTCCTGCACCTGCGCGGCACCGGTGACGGCTCGGCTATACATCGACGCCACTTGCCCCACCTGGGACTGCGCCACGTTGATACTGCGCACAATCCGCCCCAACTTGGCCCCGGCCTCGCCGCCCACAAACGGTATGTTTTCCAGCTCCGACGCGGCGCCGGTGATGCTGCCAATGGCGCCATTGAGCGGTGACAGCATGCCGTCCACGCCCTTGCGCCCAGCCTCCCCAGCTGAAACCAACCCGGACAGGGACGATTCCAGCTGCTCCATGTAGGCCATAGGCCCTCCTTAAACGTGTGGTTGGTCGTACAGCTGGACCGACGCCATGCGCGCCTGCACTTCGCGCGCCCATTCATCGAACTTACGGCGCAAAGGCGCCTCGATTTCGCGCACCAACTGGTCGGGCTCTTTGACCTCACCATGCACCGTGACAGGCATATGCGGCGCGAAGGTGAACGTCATTTCCACTTTCGGCGGCGGCGGCTTGACTGGGGCAGCCTTGGCCGGCTTGGCCGGCTCGGGTAGCCGAGGTGCCGGCGCCTTCGCCTTGGCCACCAAATCGCGCACCACATCACCCAGTCCATCCGGCCGGGGTGCCGGCTGGGGGACTGCTTGAGCGGGTACGCCCTGGACGGCCTTGGGCTCAGGGGCAACCAGCACCAGAGGCGCCACCGGCGCCGCATTGGTCACCGGATCGCGTGGCGCCGGCATGACCATGGGCTTGACCAGCACCGGAACCGGCGGACTGGCTTTGGCCTGGCCACGCAAGGCATCGCCCACAGCAGGCACCGCCGACGGCGCCAGTGGTGCGGCGACCGGATCCCGGTTGTCGATCACCACAGGCGCTGCCGGCGTCACCTTGGGCGCAGCAACGCGTACTGCAGGCGCTGCTGCAGGAGGCACCACCACCGGAGCGGACGCCGGCGGAACAGGCTTGGCCTGATCGCGCACCGCATCACCCAGGGCAGGCACCGGCGCCGCCGGCGGTACGGCGACCGGATCCCGGTTGTCGACCACCACAGGCGCTGCCGGCGCCGCCTTGGGCACAGCAACGCGTACTGCAGGCGCTGCTGCAGGCGGTACCACCACCGGCGCGGACGCCGGCGGAACAGGCTTGGCCTGATCGCGCACCGCATCGCCCAGGGCAGGCACCGGCGCCGCCGGCGGTACGGCGACCGGATCCCGGTTGTCGACCACCACAGGCGCTGCCGGCGCCGCCTTGGGCACAGCAACGCGTACTGCAGGCGCTGCTGCAGGAGGCACTACCACCGGCGCGGACGCCGGCGGAACAGGCTTGGCCTGATCGCGCACCGTATCGCCCAGGGCAGGTACCGGCGCCGCCGGCGGTACGGCGACCGGATCCCGGCTGTCGACCACCACAGGCGCAGGCTTGCCGGCATCGAGCACGACCGGGGCGGCTTGTTTGACCTCCTGCGGCTCCAGCGTTACGCGTAACGCCTCACCAGGGGCGGCCGGCGTCGACGCCTTGTCCTCGCCTTCGGCCGCCTCCTCACCAAACCAGCGCTTACCCAGCCAGGCACCGACCGACTCGCCACCCATGCCGCCCAGCACGGCGCCGACGGCACCACCCACGGCAGTGCCGATAACCGGCACCACCGAGCCAATCGCAGCGCCTGCAGCGGCGCCCGCGAGCGTACCCGCGAGACTGCCGCCGGCGGCGCCGTAGCCCTCGGCCTTTTCGTCCTGGGTCTTGGCATTCAGGGCAACATCGAGCGCAGCCGTGCCGGCGTCGAGGAAATTGCCGCCTGGCAAGCGCTTGGCCAGCCGCGTAACGCCGCGCATCGAGCGGGCGACATTGCCCAGCTCGCCGGCGGCGGTCAGCGCCCTGGCGGCTGCAGGAAGCGGCCGAGGCCTGGGCGCCGGGGCCTGAGGGGCCTCGACCGCTGCCACCGGCCGCGCTGCAGCGCCTTGCCTTGCCGAGCGCCGGCGCTCCCGACGGCGACTTCTGCGACTACCCCTAGCAGGCCCTGCAGGGCCGCTATTAGCGACAGCGCCGCCGATCTTGCCGAAGGCATCGGCATTAACCACAAACACACGCTGCGGGTCTTTGACGGCCCCCAGCGGATCGTTGGCCGGTTCGGCATCGGGCGAACGCGGCGACAGCACCTTGTCCAGCACGCCCAGGCCGGCGTCGACCACCTTGTTGCCGGTCACGCGCCGGCGCGTCGGCGCCTCGTCTTCCTTGCTGCCACGTCCCAGCCAGCCGCCGCGCGCGATGTTGAGCGCACCCTTGCCGATCCGGTACGCGCTGGCAGCAGTGCTCAGCGCCAGAAGGGCCGCCACAGTACCGGCAATGCCCGTCACGACCGCCGGGAACTTGTCCGACAGCGTGGTGATGCCTTGGGCAACAGCGGTTAGCCCCTTGGCCGCCAGGTCAGTGGCCGGGCGGATGGCATCGCCAATGCTGCGCATGGCATCGTCAGCCGCCTGGACCGTCTCCGCCCATTGTTGCGCCGAAGTTTCGCGGCGCTCGGCCAGGTTCTTGTCGAGGATGCCCGAGGCCTTCTTGGAGTCGGCTTTAAGCTCCTCATACAGACCCCGGTTCTGGCCGTAGGCGGTAAGCGCGGCCTTGACCTGCATGTCGGCGAAGATATCGCCGGTGCGCAGGGTTTTCTCCAGCGCCTCCAGCGCTGCCTTGGCCTTCTCCGGGTCGACTTCCTTGTCGATCTTAGCCTGGGCGTCCTTGATCTTTTTGGCTTTGGCCGGGTCGGTCGCCTCGACGTATCTCATGGCCAGGGCCATGGACGCCTCAATGACGTTCATGCCCTTCTGCAAGCCGGTGTTCAGCGAGGCCTGATAGTCAATGCCTACATCGCTGTAGGCCTTTTTGATATCGCCGGCGCCGATCTTCTCCATCCAGTTCTTGAAGTTGTTCGCCGCTTCGTCCGAACTGCCGGCGGTCTTCATCTGCACTTGCAGCATGGAGCCCAGCGAGGTCACCGCATCTAGCCCGGTGATCCCGTTTTTCTCCATGCCGGCCAGCAGTTGCGGGAACCACTTGGCCATGTCGCTGGCCTCGAAGCTACCCGCCTGGCCTTGATAGGCGATGGCCTCCAAGGCCTGCTGCATAACCTTGGGGTCGCTAATCTTGGCGTTTTGCTCCAAGGCCTGGATCATCGACGCTGTGTCGACGCCCGAGGCACCTTGGCCAATGGCGAACTTGGCCGCCACCGGCGCATAGGACAGGGCCTTGTTCAGGTCCATGCCGGCGCCGACCAACTGGTTGACCAGGTCGGCCACCTCATTGCGCGCCATCCCAGTGCCGGCGGCCGTATCGATCACCGTCCGGGTTAGCTGCTGCTCCTCGGGCTTGTTGGCAATATCGGCCTTGATCGCAATGTCGCGGATGATCGCCTGATAGTTCGCGCTGACCATCGTCGGCACGGCAACAGCGGCCGTGGCTGCCGCCGTCTTGCCAATGTTCGACCTGAGCGATTCTTTTCCCGCCTGCACCTGCTGGTGGCCTTTGACCTGCAGATCGGCGGCGCGCGCCTCGCGGCCCAGGCGTTGATACTCACGACTGAGCCGGCCGACCTCGACGCCCTGATTGCGCAGCGCCTCAAGGTTGCCGTTCAGTTTGCGCAGCAGCTTGTCGGCGCCGGCGGCGCCGCTGTCGTGCGCGCGCTTCCATTCCTCGCGCAGCTTGATGGTTTCGCCAATGGTGCTTTTCAGCACCTTGGCCTTGTTGCCCTTGGCTTCCAGCTTCTGGATGCCACTTTCGACCGTCTTAAAGGCGGTGCCGACCGTTGAAGCGACGGCACCCCCGATGACCAGCATCAAAGGCTTTAACGCCATTGCTTACCCCCTCGCCGGCTCAGTCCGAGAGCCACCACATCACGTCCGAATAGGGCATGGTCATGATTTCCTCGGCCGAGAAATTCAGCTCGGCCGCCAGTCGCTTGGCGGCCGCCTTCATGCTGTCGGGATTACAGTTCGTCCTCTCGCACCAGAAAGGTGTAACCGACCGAGATACGGTTGTAGTCCTTGTAGGTCAGGCCCTCCAGATCCTTTACGCCAACCTCGGCCAGGGAGGCGAACAGGTTCAGCTCGCGCTGCTCGTCGTCACCGTCCGAGGTCTGACTGGAAATGCGCATGTCGCGCACGGTCGGCGCGCGCAGGGTGATGGTGTCCACCTTGATGCCATTCAGCTCGGTTGGCTTGGTCAGGGTGATGGTGACGTTTTCAGCGGTCAGCTTGAGGTACTTCGGTGCAGGCTTGCTCATGAGTCGGTGTCCTTGAATCGGAAAGGAATGCGGAAAGGTTGCAGGGGGTTACAGGCCGAGGTCGCGGCGCTGGCTGGCGAGCTGGTCAACGCCGTTGATAACGCGCTTCATGCCGACCGGGTCAATCTCGTAGATCACCTCGCCGCCGACTTCCAGCTTGTAGTAAGTCACAGCCACACTGTGTTTAAGCTCGGCCTTGTCACCGGGCTTCCAGTCGCCAAAGTCGATTTCTTTCTGGGTGCCACGCAGGGTGACGATCACCGCCTTGGTTTCGCCTTTCTGGATCTTGTAGGTGCCACGGAACGTGCCGTTGAAGGCGTTGCCGTCGGCCAGACCAAAGAACTTCAGCGACTCCTTGCGCACGCCGGTAGAGGTATAACTGGCCTCCATCTTCTCCATGCCCATGTCCATCTCAATGGCCATATCCATGCCGCCGGCGCGGTGTTCTTCGGTCTTGAGGGTGAGCTTGGGCAGGGTCAGGCTGGGGATATCGCCCTGGAAACTGACGCCGTCCACAAACAGGTTCATGTTGGCCAGCATTTCGGGAATCATTGCCATGTGTTGCGCTCCTTACGCGACTTGATCGAGGACTTCGGTCAGCCATTGATTGGTGACTTCGATACGGAAATTCGGGTTTTCTGCCGGCGGCACATCGGTGAAACGGATGTTCCAATAGACCTTGCCCTGCTCCAGCTGGCTGGCCGTGTTAAGCACCGGGTCGGCGTAAACCTCGAAGTTGATGATTGCGCCCTGGGCTTTCAGGTCGCGCATGAAGGCCTGCAGGCCCTCGGTCACGTCTCGGATATAGGTCGAGGTGATGCCCCGGTCTACTGCCCACTTGTGGCCGTACAGGATGGCGTCCATGACCATGTCCATGGTCCGCACACGGGTGACGAACGCCCATTTCGAATCGCTCGACAGGGTGCGGTTGCCCCACAGGCGGAAACCGTCGTCTCGAATGATGGTCGCGATGTTGGCGTTATTCAGCAGGTTGGCCCGGCACGTCTCGTCGCCGTCCAGGTACTCGATGGCACGGGTGGTACCAGTGATGCCGACAAACTCCTTGTTCGACGGCGACGACCAGAAGCCGTATTCGCTGTCGGTGTAGGCAAACACGCCTGCAGCCCAGGCCGAGGCCGGCGCGTCGACCGTCCCGTTGCTGGTGGCGTCCCACTGCTGCACCCCCGGATCGACCATGTACAGGCGCTTGGAGCCGAACAGCTTGGCGTAGGTGGTGGCCGCCTCGTCGGTAGTGCCGGGGCCGTCGATGATCGCGACCGCGCGCAGCTTTTCCGCAATCGACTGCATGGCGGTGGCCACCGCCTGGGTCGCGCTGTGCTTGGGCGCGATGATCAGTCGCGGCTGCGCGTTGAAACGGCTCTTGCCATCCAGCAGCGCCTGCAGGCCGGTACGCTTGCCGTTCGCCTGCACGCCACCAATGACTGCCGTGGTCTGCGCCGCTGCATCCGCGCCCTTGGCCACGCCGGTGGCGACAATGACCGCCTTGGAACGGGCATAGATGGCCTGGCAGGCCTTGGTAACGGCCGAGGTCGGGCCGAACGCGGCGACCGCCTCGCGCTCGTTGGTGATCAGCACCAGGTCGCCGATTTTCGCCGTGGCACCGGCGCCCTCGGTGAAGGTGTCAACCAGGCCAATGATCGAGGACGACGGCAACGCGACATTGCGCGCGCCGGTATCGACGTTCGTTACGGTAACGCCGTGAAAGAATCCAGACATTTGAAACTCCAGAAAGCACAAGGCCGCGTCATGCGCGGCCCGAGGATGGGAGAAATAAAACTGTCAGCGCTGCAGGATCTGCAGCACCTCGACCAGCAGCGCCACGATCAGGCAGGCCACCAGCGGGCAGAAGAAGTCGAGGCGACCGTCTACGGTCCATCGCCAGATGCGCAGGCCGTCGTACCAGCGCAGATTGGCCAGGTGCACCGCCTCGACGTGCGCCAGGTTGCGCTCGCCCTGGGTGTACTCGCGCCCGGCGAAAAAGAAGATGCCGGCAGCGGCGCCGGCCCAGTGGCCAGCGGGGACGCCCAGCCAGGCCAGGACGCCCCAAAGGGCGCCCATGATCAGCAACGCCGCCAGGACGTGCTCGAAGTGGGTTCGATTCAT